TCAACACCATCTCTAGCTTTAGCCCAAAGATTAAATGCTTCATTACCTCTTATATTGCCACCTGCTCTCCAAACTTTTGGATTATCGTTTTTAACATTTTGTGCAAAGTTAAAATCAAATTGTGGTCTTTCACTATTACGCAAAGATATTTTTTTATTATCTCCTCTTTTTGGAAAATTAGTTAGTTCATCTTTTGTTTCACTTAAATCTGCATTTTCAATATCTTCATCTTCAATATTATTTTCTTCTTGCGGAATATCTTCATCTACCTCTGGTTGTGATTCATCACCTGCTACATTCAAAGGCATTAAAGTTGCTGGTACTAATAAACTATCTCCGCCATCTATCGGTTCATATCCAAGTTGCTCTCTAGCTTCATTACGAGTAAGTATTCCATTTTGTACACCTTGCGTTACTGATTCAAAAACTCTTGTTCTTTGTTCTGCCATTGCTGGTATAGAATCAATGTCATATCTTAATTCTAAATCTTCACCAAATCTTGGCACTAACCACTCATTAAGATCAGATTGTATTCTATCTAGTAAGGGTATAATTGTTTCGTTATACAATGCCAATTTAGCTTCTGCAAAATTAGAATAAGTTTGTGCATCAGGTATTCCTATAAGCTGACTTGGTACTCCAAAAATCAAAGCTATATCTTTTGCTGACATATTTTTTAGTTGTATAAAATCCATATCCTTTGGACTTAAACCCATTTCTTTCCAATCAAAATCTCCCTCTAATAACATTGGCTTACCTGCGTTACCAGTGCCACTGAATCTTTGAGTTAAGTCAGTCATTAATTGATTTCTTTGCGTGTCAGATAATTGTATTTGCGCACCTGTTTCATCTTTAGGTTTAAAGACTACCGCACCACTAGGTCTTGCTCCATTTTGTAATAAATTTACATTGTGTTTATTTGCCAAGTTATGTTGATCAATATCTGTTGCCGCAGATTGTATTGGCGACAATCCATAGTAATCGTCCATTGGATTAAATAATTTTATATGTTTTACTTTTGAATTACCAGTTGCAGGATCGACTTCATAACTATTAGCTATCTGTCCACCTATTATGTAATCGTATGCTTTTGGTATAGCTGTTTGTGAACCTTTAATTCTAATTCTATCAGGTCTTAAAGTGTAAAGTTCTATTGGTGGTGCATTTTCCGCACCGCTTTCTAAAATATAACTATTACCTGATATTAGTAGGTACGAATATAAACTTGCAAAAAATTCTACTTGCCCTTGTGTTGGGTTCGGTGAGTACATCAAGTCAAGCAAAGGGTGTTCATCAACTTCTTGTTCACCTCTAAATAAATTTATTTTTACTCTTGAAGCATTGTTCGCTATCAAATCAATACATTTTTTAACAATAGCATTTTCTGAATAACCCTCTTCGGAAAGTTGATCATACCTTGTTTTTTGCTGATAGCTTGTATTAATATTATTGTAATAAACTATAGGTGCTTCTTTTCTGTTGATTTGTTTTATTTCTCGTTTGCTACCAAATAAATTTTTTAAATTATCAAATATACTTGCCATTAACTTATTCTCCAAAATGCTTTACCGCTTCTCAATGTTAGTTCTGTAAGTGCCCAAACAAGTGCATCTAATCTATCAGGACTGCCATTATAACTGATAGGATTATAATTACACATTTGATCTTCCAAAAAAGGAAGCGGTTTTTTATGTTTAACTCTCTTTTGCTCATATAATGCACTCACTGGTTCGGCTCGTAAATACTTACCTTTAGTTGCTCTTACACTTCCAAAATTAACATTCATATCTATCGTTCTTACAACCTTTTCTACTAAATCGCCACCATTATTTACTTCGGCAATAATTTTATCTGCATCGTATTTATAATATGCTTCAATAGATTTTCTTGCCCAACCATCTGGCGAATACTTTCCTGATATATCATCAATCACATAATATAAATTATCTTGTCCTATACCTGCTATAACAATACCAGTTTCAGAAGAAGATTTATTTTGTGTGACTGCTGGATCAATAGCTACAACAATTCTTTTAAATATTATTTCTTCATCTGTTTTCATCAAACATTCTTGAATCATATTTCTATTCCATAACGCACCCTCTACATCCTCAAGTATTTCTGCATATAATTCCTGCCTACCTAATCTAGTTCCTTCGTATTTTTCTTTTAATTTAGCTACTGCGGATTGTGCGAGGTTATCTACATTTTCAAATGTATTACCTTTTGTTAAATGTACATCTTTTGCATTTATTAGACTTTTTAATAGTTCTGTAGGTTTTGGTGTAGTAGTTATTACGCATTGCGGTTTATCTCCTAAACGCAAACCAAATAATAATTGGTCAAAAGTTTCTGGGTTTGCCCAGCTTCCTAATTCATCACACCATGCTCTATGAAATTGTGGACCACGCAATCTATCTGGTTGTTCAGCAGTAAAAGTTTTATATATTGTGCCATTTTTTAATTTAAGTTCGCCAATACTTCTATTCCAATTTTCTATAAGATCAGGACTAATACAAGATAACAAGCCAGAAACTCCTTCAACGCATGTATCACGACCATCTCCAAATGTCGGTGTTACTATTGCAATCCTTGAATTTGGTTTGGTAAGTCCATAAAATGCTACATCTTGCGCACCAGTCCTTGTTTTACCCCAACCTCTACCAGCTAATATCAACCAAGTATTCCAATCACCTTTCGGTGTTATCTGTTTCGGTCTTGCTTTCTTGCACCAATTCAGATGATCCAGTAATATTTTTTGGTTTAGTGAAGTCAATCTCGTCAAATACTTTTCTGATTTCAATAAGCTGTTTCGGTTCATCAAAGAGTTTGTCTCCATCTTTTCCTGTAAGTTCATGATAATTTGTTTCTCTCCATCCTGCTTGTGTTTTTAACCAAAATATTTGAGCCGCAACATTTCCATCTTTTGCATTTTTGAATAATGCTTGTGATATTACTGCATTTGCTCTAGCTTTACTAGTGTCTAATTCCTCTCTAAAATGCTTTCTTAATGTGGGTTCTGATATTTTGACTATTTGTGCAATTAACCTTTGTGTAACTCCTGCTATAGCTAAAGCCTCTACAGTCTTTTTATCATCATCTTTTTTAATAAATTGCGGTCTTCCTGGTTCCATATTTCTTTTTTTATAAACGAAAAAAATTAAAAAAACCAGTAAATCAATATAAATTAGTAGTTTTTAGGGTAATTTATTAGTGATTTAAGCGAAAAAAATTATGTTTCTGTTTTGTTCCATTCAAAAACCGCTATTTTACAGGGTTTTTTAATATAATAAAAATTAATAAAAATTAATAAAAACTATTTACTTTTTAAATATAAAGTCGTATAATAATTACATGTCAATAACAAAAAAAGGAGTAGAAATGACTAATGAAGATAAAAAGCTAGAACAAACTAAATTACTAAATGGTAAATTAGCTTATTCTGCGAAAGAAATAGTTAATGCTGTTGAAAAAGCAGTTTTAACTGATGACATTTATAAAGCAGGATCTTTCGAGATGAATTGTTTGCTTATGAATGTACTAGAAAACCTTAATCACTATAACAGAGAAGAACATCAAAAGGTTTTTTCTGCTATTAATGATTCTAACTTACATAAGGAGGTCTAATGACGAAAGCTAAAATTATTTCTGATATTTCTGGCATATCAATTAGACAACTTAAAAAAGAGGTCAAAGACTTTTCAATAAAAGTTGATCATGTAAGTCCAGGGTATATGGGTGGAGGTGAATATGAAGTTACATTTTCAGGTAAAAAATCTGACTTAATATCTTATGCTCAAAGACATTTAGGTTTTGAGGGTAATACTTTCACTGACTTAAAAGAAACTCTTAATATGGAATGGAGGGACTAATGTACACTAAAAGTGAATTTATAACTTTGTTGTTCGTTGGTTTCTTTGTTTATCTAATCTTTAGAAATGGAGGATTGATATGAAAAAAGAAGAGTTCATCAAAAATATAGCTGATCAAGTTTGGAATCAGATTGATGCTAAAGGTATAGATTTTATGCTTCCTTGGGTTAAACAAGGAATGCCATACAATCTAGCTAGACTAAAAACTAAAAACCCTCACTACTATGGAATTAATAATTGGGTTCTATGGTTCGAGCAATCTCAAAGAGGATACAAATCAAATGTTTGGGGTACTCTAAAACAAATAAAAGATGCTGGTGGGGAGTTATTAGAAAAGCATAAAGAGTGGGGTTCAGCTACTCAAGTTATGTTATGGCAACCTTACCAAAAAGAAACTACTGCTAAAAGAAATTCAGCTAACTACAAAAAAGGTGATAAAAAAGTAGTTGATTCAGTATTTATGAAATTCTTTTGGGTTTATAATATGGATCAAACAACTTTGGCTGATAAATACAAAGGTGAAGTTGGCGAGGGTGCTGGTAATAAAAATAATGTTGAAAGCTATGTAGCTAATACAAAAGCTATTATAAATCATGGTGGCGACAGATGTTTTTATAGACCTGATGCTGATTATATCCAAATGGTTGAAAAGTCTCAATTTAATTCAACTAATAATTCTACTGCTACTCAAAACTATTATTCAGTTTTATTGCATGAATTAACTCATTGGACTGGTCATAAATCAAGAGTAAATAGAGATTTATCTGGTACTTTTGGTGATGA